CCGAGGCGCTGAAGCTGGTAAAGTTTTCATCATCCGCCCAGATGGCGCGCAGCCCTACGAACTTCTGTTCAGTCGGCCCTACCACAGGCAGCGGAAGCCAGTCGCTCGGACGCACCCACGGCTCTGGCGCGGGGGTCTTGAGCGCAGAAAGCCGCCTCGGCCCCATCGCCAGCGTCTGAACGTTGTTGATGCTCATCAGGCGATCTCGGAGCCAAACAGGCTGAACGACATATCAGCCGTGCCAGCGTAGATCGTCACAACGTCCGTGGCGGCGAGCGTCACGCCCAGCGTCAAAAACACCGTGTCGCCAGCTTCCACCGAGTTGTCGTAGACGATGTAATGCTCATCGGCGATAGTCGCGCCGGCTGGCCTGATGGCAACACGGAAGCTGGTATCAACGCCACGGTTGCAAATGGACAGCGTGGAGCAGACCGCCGCCGTGGCAGCCGGCACCGTGTAAAGGTCTGTGTTGCTTGTGGCCGCCGGTGCCGATTGGCCAAGCACTTTGTATGTCGTCGCCATTGTTTAGGCTCCCATCAGCATGAATACGTCTTGCAAGCCGGTAGAGCCGCCGCCCCCGCCTGAAGCCGCAATTGTAATTGAACCGTCAGCATTGGTAATCGTCACATTTGCACCAGCGGTCAGCGTTGCTTTCGCCAGCGTCCCGTCTGTCTTGCCAATTAGCAATTGCCCATTGGTGTAACTGGTCTGCCCCGTGCCGCCATTGGCCACGGGCAATGTGCCGGTCACAGCGCTGGTCAGGTCAACATTTGTTAGCGTCCCGCCCAATGTCAGTTCGCCGCTGTTCGTCACAGTGCCGGTGAGCGTCAGGCCATTGACCGTTCCAGCGCCGCCCACGCTTGTCACAGTGCCAACGAACTGGTCCGCACTTGTAACAGTAAAGCTAGGATACGTCCCGCTAACGCTTGTTGTCCCAGCGCCAGTCAACGTGACAACTTGATCAGGCGCCGAATTTGTCACCGTTACAGAACTGTCAGCATTAGTAACGCTGATTCCGGTTCCGGCGCTAAGGTTGGCATTCTCCCAGCGCTTTTGCGTTGCGTCATAAATCAAAAGCTGGCCAAGCGTCGGATTGCCAGTGCCGTTAATCCTAACGTCCTGCAACTCGCCAAGCGTTTGGCTCATCATCATGCGCACAAAAATTGCGCCTGCCCCGCCAGCGGAATTGTTGACAACAACCGCAACCGGAACATGAATGTTAGGCGCTTGCGGCTCTATTTTTGTCCATGTGCCAGGCGTAGCAGGGTTGAAATAAAGCAAATCGCCAATCGCCCAAGATTCACCATAGGGCGAGCCGCTTGCATTAAACCCGCGAATTTCGCCAAAAGCTGCAACGTAACCAAATTCACCAGCGGCAATATCTTCTTTTGCCACGCCCATCATGTAATCGGCTGGCACTGTACCATCGGCAACGGCTTTAACAAAATTAATCTTGCCAGATCCGCCAAAAACGCCGCTAAACATAACCGGCGTTCCTCTGGTAATCGTGCCAGAGGTATCATTGCGCGCATAAAAATTTGTTTCTTGGCCAATGGCTAAAAAATTATTTGCGCCTAAACCAAAGCCTAAAGTTGCGTTTGCGGCGTTCCAAGCCAAACGCCCCGGCGACAAAACAGGATTAGCCGTCAAATCAAAATCGACAAAAGCCGGCGTTTCAATTCCGCCAGTCAAACCGCCCAAAGACGTAATATCAACATTGGCCCCAAGCATCGCGCCCACAGGGTCAATGGCAAAAATGCGCTTTGTTCCTGCCGAAAAATCAATTCGGCTTCCGGTTGACGATGCCCGCAACGTGCCGCGCGTCAAAGCGCCTGTAGAAAACACGCCGTCGGTGACTTCCCATTGGCCAGTTGGGGCGCCGTCAACATCGACAGCTTCAATCACATAAGTTGTAGAGTCCCCACCATTGAGCGCGTTAGCAAATGTCGTAAAGCCCGTAATAGGGCCGGACAAAGAAATGCTACCCGTCCCCGTTGTGGTGGAGGTTTCTGCGATGCGATAAGGTCTAATGTAAGCCATTATTTCACCGCCTTCAAAACAAACCGATGCGTGTTTTCATCGCAACGGCTTGCCACAATGTCAAAATCGCCTGCCCAAACATGCCGAAAGTCTGTCATCGGCCCTTTGCCAACTCGCGCGTTTTGTTCTTTGCGCGACAAGAACAACAGCGTTCCCGGCGTAATAACCCTTGTATGGCTAGGATCGCCCCATGCCCATTCCGATTGCCAGCTAGGCACCGTCGCCACTAGCAACCCGCCCGGCTTCAACACCCGCCAGACTTCGCCAAAGTGACGAAAAAACGCTTGCCAATCACCTTGCGCGCCCACATGCTCTAGCACTTCATAAGCATGAGCTTCGTCAAAAGTGCCATCCTCAAACGGCCATGGCGTGTCATCAAGATCATGAACAACATCAGCGCCGCAATGCGGGTTGTGATCCATGGTCACAAGATCAACCCAATTTGCGCGGCTGCCGTTCCACCGCCTGTCTCGCGTGTTGCCGCAACCTATCAGCAAGTCAGGCATTCCAACCGTCTCCAGGTTCAAGTTGCCCGCTCAAATCACCTTGCCAGCAATGCGCGCCCCAATGGCCTAGCTTGATAGTGTGGTCCATCCAGATTTTGCCGCCAAGTTTTCGCCAGCGCTCGCAAAAGTTGTAATCTTCTGAAAACAATTGCCGGCCACCCGGCGTATCATGCACTTCAAACGCAAAAAACGCCCACATATTCCGCCACGTTTTATCCGGGCGTCTTTGCTTATAATGTATTTCTGGCATTGTGTCCCGCATTTTTTCCAAAACAGCAACATCAATAAGCAAAAAGCCGGTGCCTAAACGCATGACTTCTAAAAGCCCGGTTTCCGGACAAACCGGCACAAACTGGCTTTCGTTTGGGATAAACTCGTGATTGTAATCATCGGCATCGTTTTTGCGCCGATACGAAGCCCCGCACAATTCTTTCCCAGCCGCAAGCAATTTTAGAACTTCGTCAGATTCAAATTCTATGTCCGCATCGATAAAAATTAAATGCGAAAAACCCCCTTCGATAGCCGCTGCGCAAGCTTCATTGCGGCCCCGGCTAACGTCGCTATCCTTAAACAGCGCTGGCGCAAAAGGCACACCCAATTGAGCGAGCTTTGCAGACAACAACGCCAATGAAGAACAATATGCAGGCGTCACGCTTTCATGAACGTGAGTTGCAACTAGCAGCTTAATAGGCCGCTCAGACATACAATCTCCCTTAAAATAAACGGGCGGGAGCCTAAACCCCCGCCCGCCAGATCAAACGACTTAGGTCTGAGTCGAGATGATCTTGATGGCCTCGCTGTCCACCACCTTGCCGCCCACACGCTTGCGCGCATAGAAACCGATGTAAGGCTTGTTGGTGTAAGCGTCGCGCAGAAGCGACAGGCCCACCCGGTCAACGATGGTGTAACCCACGCCAAAGTTGCCGAACGCAATCGGATAAGCGCCCGTGTCAACATTCGGCATGTCTTCTGCGTCCACCACGCGATAGCCCAGAATGGTTTCCGGCTGGCCTTCCGTCATGCCAGGACGCCAGATGTAATCGCCTTCGCTGTTGCGGAACTGACGAACCGCAGCAAGGGTAAGGCTGTTCATCATCCACACAGCGTTAGCGCGGTGCGGCGACTTAAGAGCGTAAACCGTCTGAATGAAAGTATCAGCCGGATTGCCCGTGGTGGTGGTGGCCTTAAAGCCATTGTTCACACCCGTCTTGACCATCTGGAGATGGCCGAACGTGCGCGTTGCGTCCCCTGAAACATTGATAGTTTCATCAAGGAAGCCCTTGGGCTTGTTGCTGCCGTTGCCGCCAATGAATGCCGCGCCTTCTGCATAAGCAAATTCGGTGGCAATTTCAGAGGTCAGCCACGCCGCTGCATCGAAGAAAACATCTTCAAGCATGGTTTCCGTAGCCTGCGGGAAAGCGTAAAGCTCACCAACCGGCGGGGCAACTTCCCGAAGCTGCGGGGAGTTGGTTTCGGGGCGCGTGGCGGTTTCAGCAACCCAGCCCGAAGCGGTGCCGCGAACGTTTACCAGCTTCTTGTAATCAGGGGTGCCAACCTGCACGACATTGGCCACAGTACGAACCGGCGAAATAAGCTTCACCAGATCGAGAATAGCCGTGTCAATCAGCTCAGGAACTGCAAACCCGCCGGTTGCGCCGGTCGTGGTCGTCAGGCTCTTGAACTGCTCGGAGTTCTTCCATTCCACGCGGTCATTGCGCTGGTCGCGCATGTAACCAGAAAGCGCCTGCTTGTATTCGTCGCTGTTGAGCTGTTCGCCAGCCTTAGAAAACAGCGCCGAACGGCGGACGGCCTTCATTTCGTCATGAATTTCAGAAAGCGCGTTGTTAATGCGCGCAACTTCTTCCTTGCGCACAACGTCAGACGTGGACTTTTTAATTTCCTCAGCAATAACGCTGTCATTCTTGGCCTTAAATTCTTCAAAGGCCCGTGCCTGCTGGTCTAGCAGGCTCTTAATTTCTTCGCTCATGATTTAACCTTTCAAAATGTTGATGTTGCGGCGGAGCAATTCCGCCAGTGCATCAGCATCCTTGCCGGCGTCCCGCTCGGCAACAAAGACGCCTTTAGCCAGTGAGGCAATTGCCTTAGCTTGGCTGTTTGAAAAACGCCGACCTTCCCGGAGGGCATCTTCAAATTCTCTTTCGGTTTTAATATGACCCGCTGTCTTAACCGCAGAAACTCGCGCTTCCGGATTCATAGGGTCATTAACGAGACTGACTTCAATAAGCTGGGCGCTTTTAATAACCCGGCGCTCTTCGCTGTTATAGCCGCCGCGCGCGCTTTCCTTAACGCGATAGCCAATTGACAACCCGCCAATCGCGCCATCTTTCATCAGCCTGTAAAGGTCGTTTCCGAGCGTTGTTTCGGAAAGCTTGCCTTCAACCCGCAAGCCGTATCGATCCTCCTCCATGGCTTTCCAGACGCCCACAGGCATTACAGGACCGCCGCCTTGTTGGCCGTGCTGGTAAAACATGGCCGGCATTCTGCCCGCTGCCTTGTAGCCCGCCAAAGTCTCGCCAAAAGCGCCAGGCAAAATTTTGTCGCCGCCTAGATCAACATTGTTGAAAACCGCGCCGTATCCAGAGAAAGTCTTTTCTTCTGTGCCCCCATCAGAAAACTTTAATTCGGTCAGGGTAAAACCGGCATAAGCGGCGCTCTTCGATTCCACATCGTCGGATAGCTCGCCAAGCACCACGCCAACACCCTTAAGCGCCGCTTCCGCAGATGCCCAGTCGGCTGCCTCAATCCGATCAAAATCGGGATGGCCATCAATTAGATAAATCATTCCACAGCCTCCGAACGCGGCCCAAACAAATTAACAGCCGGGGTAAACTCATCAAGAATAGGGTTGTTGACGCGCGCCAGATCCATGCCTTCTCTCATTTCATTCCCCGTTACAGCGCCATTTTGCCTAAGCGTCGCCAAGACATTCACGCGATCTTGCGCCGTGCCACGAACAAGAACTTGCTCGACAAGCTCAATTGAATAGCCTTCTTGCAATTCAACAGGAGTTAGCAAAGCAGCTTCCGCCGATTGTTCAAAACGCTCAAACCATGGGCCAAGAGTGTGAGTCACATGCGCAATCAAAAGCTGCTCAACACTGGCGTAAGCCATGTTGTTCATTTGATGCATGACCATAACCGGGTTAACGCGAAACACCCGGCAAACTTCTTCGATCAAAAACCTGCGCGTTTCAATATATTGCGCTTCGTCGGCTTTTAGCTCATGCGGCTTAAACGTCACGCCTCCAGACAAAAGCGCTGTTTGCAGACGGTTGCCAGCGCCCTGGTGAACAGCGCTCCAAGTTTCTTTTAATTGCGCAATCAATTCCGGCGTTGCAGTTGTCGGAATTTCAAGATGCCCAGACAGTCGAACGCCATTAGCAAACATTTCGCTGCCAAAGCTTTCAGTGGCAATTGCCAGGCCAATTGCGTTGCGCGCGATTCTAACCATGTCAAGGCCGGCGTAACCGTTCCAAGACGGCCCCCTGAAATGCCACATCATGCTTTCAGGAACTTCAACTTCTGCCGTCTTGTCCGTAATCTTCACCCAATAACGGACAGACAAATCTTGCTGTTGCTCAAAACGCACATATTCAGGCGGGATAGGCAAAATCTCAGTAAGGCGCCCGCGCGGATCTCGCATTTTAAGCGCAAACGCATTGCCTGTCAGCAAGGCGTAATAAAGCATCTGTTCCCGAAATTCAAAACTGGTCTGGCGAGGATTTGGGAATCTATACAGCAAAGGATACAAAGGATGCGTTTTTGCAGGTTGTTTTGCGCCGTTTTCATCATCAAAAAACAGTTTGCAAGGAACTTGCGCTACGCCTTCTGCAATAACTTTGACGCAAGCTAAAACTGCTGTAACCTGTATGGCTGTTCCAGTATTGACGGCAACACCAGATTTTGCCGAATATTCTTGCAAATAAGCTGCAAACCCCGGCGAGCCAGGCACAGGCAAATAAGCCGCCTTTGCTTCAACATCGTCAGCAGAAGGCCAAAAAGTGTCCCGCAGGACTTCGATAACGCCCATTACAGCACGTATACCATAGGTTCTGCAACTGGCTCAATCTTTTCAGCCATACTTGCCGCTCCTAATGCCATCACAAGCGCCACCATACCATCTATTCGGCCTGTTGACTTGCTTTTATCTAATTTGCGATTGCCCGCAGGATCTTTAATGACAACCGCATTGCTTGCACACATGTTTAACACAGGATGACCGCCATGATTCATGCGCTCATGCAGCGCGGCTTCTTCAACAGCCTGCACAGCCGGCGACATAGACGCGTAGCCCTGCCCAAAATCCAACAACGGCAAATCAACACCTAGCCGGTCCAGCTCTGTCCGCAACAGCGCCATGCGGTAGCGGTCAAACGCCAGACGCTCTAACGCCACGCCGCTGGTCACTTCTGCAATCTTGGCCGCAACCCAATCCAGCGCCACAGACTTGCCCGGCGTCGTTTCTAGATGCCCTTGCTTTACCCACAAATCATATGGCACCCGGTCGGCTTTAGACCTATCAGCTACCAAATCTTCTGCCATCCAAAACCAGCATTTAATATGCCAGCGGTTTTGGTAAAACGCCGCCATTACAAAAGCGGTCAAGTCAGTTGTCTGCGAAAGATCAAGACCCGCAAACACGCGCCCCAGCCGAAACGCTTCGTCATCAACCAGCCCAGAATTGGCCTGCCACACATCCCGCGCGATAAACGGATTGTAGACCGTCACCCGCTGATTCAAATGCAGCCAGCGAAACGTATTCTCCGCGTCTGGCATCCTGGCGGCTTTTGCAGAGCCGTCCACAAGCTCCGCACGAGACTTGAACAGCCCCAAAGCAGGATTAGCCAGCTTCCATGCGCTTTCGTCGTCTAAGGCCGCTTCTTGGGGCGCTCTGTAAACATGACAAACAGTGGCCGGGTGTTTAGCTTCCGCCGCGTCGTCAATCAGCCGGTTAAACAAATCCCCATCAGTCGCGGCCTGTGTGCTAATCCAAATCTCCAACGGGTTTTCATATGCACCTTGGCTGGTCGTGATAGCCTCAAAAAAAGCGTTGTAAGGCCCGCGAACCTGCCCGGCCTCGTCAAGGATGGCTACCAGCGGCGAGCCGCCGTGCGCCGTAGATCCCTCCGCTGCCAGTGCCTCATATTCCACGTTGCACAAAAGCCCCACTAGCTTTTTGCTAGACGGAATAGCCTTTACCTTGCCTTGCAACGTAGGAGACAACGCCGCCATTTTTGCAGCGTAATTGTAAACCTCTCCAGCTTGCTTGCGTGACAGCGCGCCAGATGACAAGCGGCTGTTCAACTGCGCTTCCGGCCCCACCAGAAACACCAGCACCAATATTGCGATCGTGCCGGTCTTGGCGTTTTTCCTAGCAGTTGAAAGAATAGCCCGTCGCGTTGGAATAGGATTATCAAATACGCTGTAGAAAAAATCTTCTTGAAACCCTGCAAGCTTTAGCGGCTTTCCTACAAGTTTTCCTTCTGGCACCACCAAATGTTTTTCAGCAAAAGCCATTGCTCTTTCGGCTCTTGTCAAGCTGGTAGGCTTTAATTTTCTCCAATTGCGTTTTTTAATAATTGGCCCCGACAAAATAGCCGGATTAATTGAAAGCAGGCCGCCCGATGAAGTCATCTTCAATTGTTAAACCCGCCTCTATGGCTTTAGCTTGATTGCGCCTCTTGCCAACGTCTCTTGCCTCACCGCCACTTGCGCGCGCGTGAAGTGACAAGTTGCGACGTAAACTCATTACGCTGTTAGTCAAGTCCCGTGCAACACCATGGCGCGGATTTGCAATTGCTTTCCCGTTCATTTCCAAAACATAGCCTTCAAGGCGAAGCGCGTTACGCTCCGTTTCCAAGTCCGCCATGGCTTTAGAAAGTTGCGCAGCAATTTCTAACTGGTGCGGCGTCCATTCAGATTTTGCAAACTCACTAACGACTGAGTTCCAGTAAGGCCAATCGCACTTGTCAAGAACAATATGCGCAGGAGGCATAACCTCTTTAACCAAACCGGCAGCCG